CAGCTGTTACGGAGAAGGTATTAGCTGAGAAATATACAGAGATGATTACTCCACAAGTTAACGGGCACATAGAGCATATTCTTATGGAAGATAAGGATGCGTCGAATGTCTTGTTATTGAATTACCATAATACCTTACAAAGTACACATGGTTTATCATATCGTTATTTAACAGCTCTTACAGAGAAGAGAAGAGGGTATGAAACTAAGGCAACTATTAAGATATGGAAAGAGTTGGAGTATATTAACTACGGTGATGAGCTTGGAAGGATTAATGACAACCAATTCATTAGAATGGACACTATTGAGAACTATCGTAGAACGTTCCCTAATTTAGTAGCTTTATTAGAGGACTCTGGGGCAAAATCTGCTGCGATGTACCCGATAGTAGGTATTGATGGACCAATAGGGTTAGTAGTAATTATCTATCCTAACGACAAGGAATACTATTTAGGATACTACAATTCTGTTATTGCTCCATGCATTCAGCCTTTATCTACATTACTAGATTATAACTCAATTAGGAAGAAATTTAAAATGGATTATGAAAGTAGACAAGAGGAACAAGGAAATATGTTACAACGATTCTTCCCATATGTATTGGAGTGAAATCGACAATACTATATACACTTCAGTAACAACAATGATACATGAGTTCTGTCAAAAGTTCGACAGTGATTTCTGGTCGCAATACAAAGCATTACAGAAGCTATTAAGTGCTGAACAGTTTGCCATGGAGAAGAAGAGACTATTAGAAACTAAACGTTTTGATAAGAAGTACTTCTTAGACATGTACGATTTAAATGAGACGGAGTTTAATTCTGCACAACAGGATATACTGGATGAGTGGTCTAAAACTAATGCCGATTCCAAGGAAAGAGGTACAAAGATTCATAGTGATTTGGAACATCAATACTTAGGTAAGAGTTCATGCCAAATGAGAAGTTACGGTTTAGGCGGAACTTTTGAAGTTAATACTAATGAATCTTTAGAGAAGAATAACTTAGACCTACTAAGCATAGAAAGAGGAGTCTTCCCTGAATATATGATATACAGAAGGTCGGACGACAATAAGTTTAGGTTGGCAGGTCAAATTGACTTACTTATTAAGGACGGAAATGACATTTACATTGTTGACTACAAGACTAATAAAAGTATTGACGAGAAATCTTACTTTGATACCAGGACTAAGAAGAGTCAAATGATGAAGTATCCTATGAATAACTTAATGGACTGTAATAAAGTACATTATACTTTACAACTATCTACCTATGCATGGATGCTTCAGAAATTAAATCCTGATTTTGTTATTAAGAAGCTATTGCTTATACATTATGACCATAATGGTAACGTTACAGAACATGAGTTAGATTATCTTAAAGATGATGTGGAACGTATGTGTAAGCATTGGAAGAAACAGTGTATACTTGAGGAAATCAAGGAGAAGAGAAAGCCTATAGAGTTCTAATGAGCTAGTTCATAATCATAGAGTATCTTTCAAACTGGGATTTGAGATATTAAAAGTAAAGTATAATTAAAGCTCATTAGAAATCTATGGGAATTACTAATATTGTAAATGGGCACTTGAACGAGTTACTGGGTAATAACGAAGAAATGGCTAGAGCTCGTATTAGAATATGTAAGAAGTGTCCTATTATGAAGGATTCATTTATAGGGTATGTATGCAGTAGTAAACTGTGGTTAAACCCTAAAACAGGAGATATATCAACAGAACGTAAAGATGGTTATAAACGTGGATGCGGGTGTAGGCTTAATGCTAAAGTTAGGGATATTAAGTCTTCATGTCCAGCAGGTAAATGGTAAATGATTTAAATTATGAGTAATAACGGAACAATGGATGTAATGTTTGGGGGTAAAGGATTAAGCTTTGCCGGTGCAGATGGATTTAAAGATTTAAAGAAAGAAGCTGCTGTGGAAGCACATAATAAAGCAGTAGATACTTACACTAAAGCACTTAATAAGAACATTAAAGATGAATTGGAGAAAGCAGAGGAAGTAACAGAGAAGATGAATAGTATGGAAATTATGCCTATTAATTCATACGTATTAGTTAGACCTTATGCTAAGAATCCGTATCAGAAGATAGAAGTAACTAAAGGTGGACTTATTATACCAGAATATGACGGAGCATTTAAGAATCCAGACACTGGAGAGAAAGATACAGAGTATCAACTTTCAGTTGTAGCTAATGTTATAGAAGTAAGTCCTTTGTGTAAGTTTATTAAACCGGGAGACGATATATATTATAGGCGTTCTTCTGGAGTACCTGTTCCGTTCTTCAGACAAGGATTTGAAGTTGTAGCTGAACAGCAAGTGCAGGTGGTTATTAATGAAGGTTTAAAAGAACGATTTAAAAGTATAGAATAATGGAAGAGAAAGTGTTTTATCAACCAGGAGATGTAGTAACATTAAGACAAGACATCCCATATAAACCTCAGATGATTGTAGTTAAGAAAGAGACGATGACGTTTAGACCATCTAAGGATGAGAAGAAAGATGAATATTTCAAGGGTATTAGATGTAGATGGTTCTCTACAAGAGGAGAGCTACAAGAAGCTATCTTTAATACTAAAGACTTAATTAAACTATAATGGCAACTAAGTTTCAACAAGGTGGGCAGGACGACCAAGAGTTGTTCTCTGCCTACCTTATTAAGTTATTTAAGCCTAAGTCTCAGCAGGAGTTTGAGGATACTATATCCAAACTCTCAGAGAGGGAAATTAATGAAATCTATAAACAATACAAGAGTATGGAGAATAATCAAACTATCATGGCTAAGATGGGAGCCAAAATTAACTACATTAGCAGATTGCAAGGTAAGTGTCCAGAAGGTTATGAGGTGGAGAGATTCATGGCTGGAGGATGTGTTAAATGTAGAAGGAAAGCAATGGCTGAAGGCAGTAAAGCTATGGACGTATTCAAAGATAAATGTGGAGGTAAAGCCAAGAGACGTATTAAGAAGAACGAGAATGGTGATAAAATAGCAGTTAATAAGACTGATACCGTACACACTAGCAAGGGAATATATAATGTTAGTAATAAGAAGCTCCCTTACAAGAAGATGTCCAAAGCAGACTACAAAGGACTACCTTTAAAGGACAAAATGAAAGTTGATATGAAAGACCAGGCCAACGGCAGAGGTGCTAGCGGAGCAGGTGCAACTAGAGGTAGTAATATAGGTAAAAAGTTAAGCGGTGGCACTATTACTTCGTTCAAGTGCGGAGGAATGGCTAAGAAGAGAATTAAGAAGAATATGGGTGGAACTGTTAGCAATAAATGGAGTATTCCTAGTAAAGCTAGCGGTGATGCTATTAAACACATTAAAGGCGGACCAGGCTCGGCAGATAGTACTAGAGAAATGAAATTTAATGGGTTTCAGAGGAAAGCACTAGCTGGTAAGCCTTATAAAAGCAAATAAATATGAAAGTATTCCTATTTGATAATGGTACTAATTCGGTGATTGTGAATGAGCCAGAGGTTCTTCTTATTAAGGAGTTCGCAGCTCTATGGACTAATGAAAGGAATAAGACCAAAGAAGACCCTACGGGAGTTTGCAAATCAAGAGCTTATAGAGAGCTTGTTTACATATGGCTAATGTTAGATTGGGCATCTCCATACTCTGATTATACAGAACAGGAAAGGCATCAAGCATGTCTTCAGGATGCTAATTTAAGTGAAGAGGAATGGGCAGACCCAATCTTCAGAGCCGCATGTAGGAAGTACAGAGATATTCAAAACGAATCTAGAGCACTTAAACTCATTAAGTCTGCTCAAAGTGTAGTTGATAGAATTACTGATTACTTTGACACCATAGATTTATCCGAAAGAGACCCAGTTACTAATAGACCTGTTTGGAAAGTGGCTGATGTAATGAAAGAAATGCAGTCAGTTTCTAAGGTTATAGAAGAACTTAAAACTCTTGAGTATATGTACAAGAAAGAGCAAGAGGAAGAGACTGGAGTTAGAGGTGAAAGTGAAATAGGTTTTAATGACAGATAATTATGGCTGGACGTGGTAGACCTAAGAAGAAAGTCGAAGTTCCAGAAACAGTTCAAGAGTTAATACAGAGAGTAGAACCAGAATTGATAGAGGCTATTCCATACGTAGACCCTATTATAGAAGATAAATCAGTTAGTACGTCTAACATTGCATGGGATGTAACATTAGATACTGAGATTAAGCATTTCGACCCTACTCTATCTTATGAGCTGACTGGATATCGACCAGTGGATGAAGAAAGAGGATTAGATTTTAATCCAGAGTGGTTCACTGAAGCTAGACAGATTAAATTAAGAGACGGTAAATACTGTGCCTATCCTAAAGGAACTAAGAAGTATAATGACTTCTGGACTGAAGAACATAGAAGATGTAATCAAGGATATGAATCACATGGGTATAGAATCACAGGTGATAATTACTTCTTCCTTAATTATTATAGGTTGAAGAATACTGATGTGTCTCAAGCTGGTGCTGGTCGTGAAACTACATTCCCTTCATTCTTTAGTAAGCAGTATGAGTACTTCCATTACATAGAAATGTGCGAGAAGTTGAAGAAGGACGTGTGTGCTCTTAAAGCTCGTGGAGTCGGTTGACACAATAAACTAAAGCCGACTATAAATTCCGCAAAATCGGTGAAGACTAACGTGATTAATCACTTATTAAATTTAATATTATGACTAAGAAGGAACAATTAAAATTTATTGAGGATAACTATCCCTTATACAACAATCATATATCTAACAGAAGAATAAGACATACATTCTTCGATACAATCGAAACTGAACTACAAGCTTATCTGCTTGGATTTTATGCCGCTGATGGCAGTATTGATGAGAAACGCAAAACCTTAAGAGTTCATTTGCAGTCTGGAGATTCTGAAATAGTGTACTTATTTAAAGATAGTATAAGTCCAGACGCTAGAACGTTTACCGTAGCACCACATATTGTAACTGGAAGAAACGGTATGAAAGTAAATGCCCATGCATCATTTGGAGTTGACATTACTAGTTCCAAATTATGTAATGCCTTAGTAGACTTAGGGATAGGATATAATAAAAGCGTAGCAGAACTCAAAATTCCAAGCATTCCTGAGGACCTTGTGAAACATTTCATCAGAGGTTATTTTGATGGAGATGGGTGTATTACTGGATGGTTAGCTACAGAGAAGGGTAAAGCTGACAGAGTTAGATATAAGTTTGATATATGTAGTAAAACAATTACTATGTTGTCTGATATACAGAAGGTTCTTTCTAAGAATGATATTAATGTAAATATTAATTATCTTAAACGTGATGATATGTATAGAATATCTACTTCATCTAAAAGCGAAGTGAGTAAACTATATCATTATCTATATAATGATGCTAATTTCTATTTATCAAGAAAGTTTAATAAGTTTAGTTACTATGTTAATACCGAGGTAAGTCAGCTCATCGCTGACCACCGTAACGCGCAGGAGGTGAACGTTAATGAGAGTAATAATCCTCCCACGAGTGCGGAACATTCTATAAAAGAATGAATATGTGCGCTGACCTTATAGGAAACTATAAGAAGTATAGGATAAAAAGCCTATACGATAACAAAGTGTTTAGTGAAATTGCAGCATCTTTAGGAGTTAGGTTATATACAACTGTTAGAGGTTCACATACAGTATATGTAGCATTTACCGAGAAATTCGTTAGTGACGTACTTCGTAAATGCTGGGAGCAACTTGAGTATTTAAATGCTGATACAGAAGGTGGTATGAGACATCTAAGACAGAAGTATAATTCTGATATGCATAAGAGAGCTTCTCTTCTTACTAAAGACAGAGAAGAATTTGGATTCATGTCAGACATTATTGGCTTCGTAGTAGATGTTCCTCGTAAGCTACGTGGAGACCGTGTGGATAGATTGTTCTTTGAAGAATCTGGTTCTAATCCAATTCTAGTAAAGACTTACTTACAGAGTACAGCTCTTGTAGAGATTCTAGGTAATAAGTTTGGAACTAGATTTGTGTGGGGAACAGGTGGAGACCAGGGACCTGCACTTGACGGACTTAGTAAGATGTTTTATAATCCAGCTGGATATAATTTCTTACCTTATAAACATAACCATACTAAAGACGGGTCTTATGCTTTTACCTCATTCTTCATACCTGCCTATACATTCGTAGCAGCAAATGGATATGTAGACGATAGAGGAGTTACTAATACTGCGAAGGCTAAGAAGTTCTATTTAGACCAAAGAGAAGCTCTACTAGCTAACCCGAAGGAGCATTTAATTGCATGTGCAGAGTTCTGTTTTACTCCTGATGATGCTTTGGCTCTTGAAGGAGATAATCAGTTTAATACTGTATTGTTAAGTGAGCAACTTGCTAATATTAAATTACATAAACTGGGACCACATATTGATGTAGGCCAGTTAGAGTATAATTTTACTAACAACCAGCACACAGAGGAAGCAATTGATAGTGTAAGATTTGTTAGTAATCCTAAAGGTAAGGTTAAGATACTTGAACATCCGATTAGAGGAGAACATGGAGCTGTACCTAGAAATTTATATGTTGCTGGTATTGACGGTATTGATATGGGTGGTGAAGACACTTCTGATAAGACTCAAGACCCTTCTGATTTCTGTGTAGTAGTTAAAAAGAGAGCTTATGGGTTAGATGAACCTAAAATAGTGTGCTATTATAGGGACAGACCTAAGACTTTACGTGAAGCACATATGACATGTCTTAAGATATTGCAGTATTACGATTGTCAGGCTGTTCTTGAATCTACTAGAATGTCTACTCTGCAATTCTTTAGAGAGAAACATAAAGAGAATAGACATTTGATGAGAAGACCTAGAGCTACTCAATCTGACATACAAGGAGGTCGTAGTAAACAATTCGGAGCTCCTGCTACTGAAGTAGTAATTAGGCATCAATTAGATTTAATAGCTCAACATATAGAAGATTATTGTCATAATATATGGTTTGAAGAAATTCTAGAAGAAGCAATTAAATACAGTTATGAGAATAAACGTAAGTTTGATATTATAGCTGCATGGGGGATAGAATGTTGTCCCTCCTCATGGTAACATGAGGCAATAAAATAATCCCGAAATATCGGTGAAGACTAACGTAACTTAAATAAAATGATTTATCATGGATGATTTACTAAACACAATATGCCCATTAGAGAAGATGGGTAAAGGAATAAAGAATATCAGACACAGATTCTTCCATTCTATAGAAACTGAAATACAAGCCTATTTATTAGGATTTATAGCAGCAGATGGTAGCATTGACGAGAAACGTAATGCATTATCAATTCATGTTAGTGCTAAAGATATAGAAATACCACAGCTGTTTCAGAAATGGGTAAGTCCAGAGAGTAGTATAGAATCTTATGTTGGTAACACTTTCAACTCTAGAGGTAAAACGTACACTTCTAAAGATTCCGTTAGAATTAATATTACCAGTAAGCAATTAATTTCTGATTTAAAGAATCTGGGAATTACGCAAGCTAAGACGTGGAGAGAGTTACACATTCCTAACATAGATGAGTCTTTAATAAAACATTTCATCAGAGGTTATTTTGATGGAGATGGATGTTTCTCTATGTCGGTTAGAAAGCCTAATGCTAAGAACAGAGAGAAGAATTACAGAGTATCCGCTCAGGTAGAGATATACTGTAAAAGAGATGAAATATTGAAGGATGTCAGAGCATTTATATTAAAAGAACTGGGAGTAGAAATGAGAATATATTACATAGATAGAGATGATATGTTTAAAATACGTACCAGCAAAAGTGATGATATAAAGTCACTGTTCTCATATATATATGATGGCTCTGTCTATCTGAATAGGAAGTTTAGTAAGTTTAGTTACTATGTTAATACCGAGGTAAGTCAGATTATATCTGATACCGTAACGCATAGAGAGTGAAATAATCTCTCCAAGAGTTTGGGACATCCTAATAAGGATGAATATGTATGCTGAACTAATAGGAAACTATTAGAGCAATAGGATAAAAAGCCTATTGGGTAACATATTGGGCAGAACTAGGAGACGAGGAATTAATGGGAGTAGTTCCTAAAGAAATGGACAGTCCTAATAACAAACTAAGACCTTTCGGTTATTGGGTTGACGAAAGAGGAATTAGACATAAAGGAGTTATTCCAGAGAAGCGACAGATAGTACCTAAGTTTAATTTATGGCCTACACAATACGATGACCCTACAAGAATTAGAAGTAGCAATCAGAGATTTATTCAAACAGATTTATCATAAAGAATATGTGGCTAAATTAAAGCTAGAAGAGCTACAAACTGCCGAGGGGACACATAGAGGTTATAAGTTAACACTTGGCATGAATAATATAGACAAGCCACTTATTATATCGTTTGAAGGTGGTGAAGTAGCGTATCTTAAATTTCTTAGACAGGAATTAAGAGATAGAAGATTAGGCGACACACATTATTTCCTAGGATATAAACAATATAACGGATTAGAGAGTTGTAATGAGTGCACAGAACAGGAGTGATGAGTACTTAATGGAGCATATTGATAAGGCAGTATCAGAATTAGTATTTCCTAAGTACAAATTACAGAAAGCATATAATTATTATAATGGATATAGAGATGCCGAACAATATAGGTATCTAGAAGAGAATTTTGGAATAGGTAATCCTACTTCTATAGAATTTACTCCTCTTATCAGGAAGCATGTTGATGCTTTACTTGGAGAATACCTAGGTACTCCATTACTGCCTAAAGTGTCATGCAAGGATAAAGAAACTATATCTAAGATATCTAGAGATAAGGAATTACAAATTAATAAAGAAGTATATCAATACTTACAACAACATCTTAACAATCAGATACTAGCGTTCTTAGGAGGACAAGAAGTAACTGATAAGGCTGTAGAGGCTCAACTTAATAAGTTAGTAGAAGATATTAATAACAGCTTTGTTAGCGAGTATGAAATAGCTGCACAGAATGTTGTTGAGTATATAATCCAATCTAGAGATATTAACTTACTTACTAAGTTAAAGAACCTGTTACTTGACTTACTAGTAACTGGCATGAGCTTTTACCAGGTTCATCCTAGTAGGAAGAGAACTAATATAGAAATAGAGGTATTAGACCCACGTAATGTATTCGTTGATAGAAATCCAGAATCTGTATATGTTAGAGATAGCTACAGAGTAGTTATTAGACGTTGGTTAACTAAGCAACAAATACTTAATAAATATGGTCCTCAACTAGATACAAGTAGTATCAATGAATTAGAGGAGATGTTTGAGGGATATTACGATAGTAGTTATATATATGTACGTT